TAGATTACTTCAGATGTCCCTTCTAAAGGGAGCATGGTCTAACTTGGCATCGTTAAGATGTCTAACATGGAGGCTGAGATCTTGGCAAACAAAGACACCCAAGCTAATCAAGTTGAGCACTTGTAAAAATGCTCACCTAATTAAATAACGCCTGAGGAGGTAGAGTAGTGCAACAACATAAACACGCAAAACTAATTCACCAGTGGGCCGAAGGTTATAAAATTCAGAAGTTAGCAGTACTATGCTGTGATACTAAAGTGAAACACTGGGAGGACATGGGAGATACTGCACCTATGTGGTTCGAAAAAGATGAATACAGAGTTAAACCACTTGAGAAGTAAACATGGAAGTTAACTTTGGTACTAAAGACAAACCCCATTGGCGATATGTTCAGCATATCATGAAAGGATGTAAGCTACCAACAAGGGAAGCTTCTAAAACTAAATAGGTTCTCCGAACCTTTTTGCAACAATTTGAACTGAGGAAAAATTTAATGAGCTTTAAATATACAAACAACAGTAATGTTAGTTTGCCACTAGCTGTGTGGCTAATGTACGATGACTACGACTATGACGGAAGAACTAATTTAATTAGTGCTACATCTATGCTAAAACCAACTAGAGCTTTAGTTTTAAAAATGCAGAATAGTAACGCAGACAAAGAAGTCGATATTATGAGCCTAGTACCATCTCGTATGGGTTCGGCTATTCATGCTATTGCAGAACAATCATGGACTAGTGACACCAACATTAAAAATGCTCTTACAGCATTAGGTATGACTGGAATCACAGGACAATTTATAGTTAACCCTAGTGACGATCTACGTAAAGATATGCAGGAGTCTAGTATTCCTGTGTATGTAGAACAACGCCATGAAAAGAAAGTAGGTGATTATATAATCTCTGGCAAGTATGACTTAGTATTAGATGGGACACTCTCAGATTATAAGAGTACATCTGTATGGACATATATCTATGATTCTAATGCGCTTAAATACACCCAACAGGGTAGTATTTACAAGTGGTTAGCACCAGATAAGATTACAAATAACACTGTTGATATACAATTCATATTTACTGACTGGTCCTCTTCACAAGCTATGAGAGATTCTAAGTACCCTCAATCAAGAGTGATTACTAAATCTTACCCATTATGGTCAGTAGAGCAAACAGACCACTATATCAAAACTAAGCTAGATGATATTACCAGTCTAATAGGTAAGTCACAAGAAGAATTACCTGAGTGTACCTCAGAAGAATTATGGGAATCTGAAACTAAGTATAAATATTTCAAAAACCCTAATAAGATGGCGAGAGCCACTAAGAACTACTCCTCGTTATTGGAAGCGCAAACACGAATGGCAGATGATGGGAATGTGGGAGTAATTAACACAGTTAAAGGCGAAGTTAAAGCATGTAGATATTGTGAAGTATCCGGCATATGTGAACAAGCACGTAACTTAATAATCCAAGAGAGGCTAGTATTATGAAAAACAAAAAACAAGAAAATATGTTAGACACAATTATCCAATACATCAAAAGTATGTTTACAACACCAGCACCTAAACGTGCCAGTGGTGTGGATAGAAAGACAAAAGACACAACACTATTCACTGTAGAGGAATACCGAGCTATTAAATTAGCTAGAAATAACGAATTCCCTTATGCAACTTGGGAAGAGTTTACTAAGCACATGAATACTAGATACAATGTAAATAAAACTAAAACTACATGGACTAACATTGTAAATCGAAGTACTGCCTACCTACAAAAACTGGACTACTAATAATGAAAAAATTAAGTTACTTTAAGCTATCTGAAGAGATTGTTGATGTGCTTGTCGCAAAAACACAGTCACCTAACAGACACTTCTTTAGAATACTAGTAGCGTACTACTTATCTAAAGTAGCTTCTATGATGCGCTGCAACGTTGAAACTAAAGATAGAGGTGTAATCCCCGTTAATACTTATGTATTAAACCTAATGCCTTCAGGCGCAGGTAAAGGGCATTCAACTAATATCATGGAAGAGCTTATTATTGCTGAGTTTAAAGAGGAATTCTTGGAAAAGATATTCCCTATTAAAGCCCACCAGTATATAGCACAATTAGCTAATACTGAAGCACTACGCACTGGTGAAGATGTAGATGTATGTGTAGAAAAGCTTGTAAAAGAGTTTGAAAGCACTGGTGAATTATTATTTAGTTTTGATTCAGGTACTGCCCCAGCAACTAAACAAATGCGCCATAAGCTATTACTAGCTAATGCAGGCTCTATGAATTTAGAAATGGATGAAGTAGGTAGTAATATTCAAGGTAACTCTGAAATGTTAAATACCTTCCTGGAGCTTTACGATGTAGGAAAGGTTAAACAAAAGCTAATTAAGAGTACTACTGAGAATAAGCGAAATACCGACTTAGATGGAAGAACTCCTACCAACATGATGTTATTTGGAACACCTACTAAACTATTAGATGGTGGCAAAATTGAAGAAGACTTCATGACTATGCTTGAAACTGGCTATGCTAGAAGATTGCTATTTGGTTTCGAACACTATAGTGCTACTATTTCTGAACTTACTCCTGAAGAGCAATTTGATAATCTTGTAGACCCTAAACAAGATATAACAATTAAAAAAATTAGCTCACATATACGTAATTTAGCTCAAAATTCTGAATTTAATAGAATTCTACATATAGATAGAACAAATAGTATTATGCTATTAGCATATAAAACAAGATGTGAAAAACGAGCATTTAAGTTAAAAAATCACCAAGACGTAGCTAAAGCTGAATTAGCTCATAGATACTACAAAGCTCTTAAACTAGCAGGTGCGTATGCATTCGCAGAAGGTATGCATGATATTGGTAAAGAGCACCTTGAAGCCGCTATACAGCTTGTAGAAGACTCAGGTGAGCACTTTAATCTTATCATGACACGTAAAGGTAACCACGAGAGATTAGCAGAGTATATTGCAGATGTGGGTGAAGAAATCACCCAAGTAGATCTAGTTAACGAGCTGCCTTTTTACAAAGGCACAAAAGACCAGAAAAATGAACTAATGAAGCTTGCTATTGCATATGGGTACACCCATAATATTGTAATACGCAGAACAGAAATTGATGGGATTGACTTCTTTTCGGGTGAATCGTTAAAACGCACAAATCTAGACAAGATGCATATAGCATATAGTCAAGATATCACTTCTAATTATAAAGGTGATACTAGTGCTTTTGGTAAGCTACACCAGTTAGTCTCTACCCCAGGCTACCATTACACGGCTCACTCATTTATTGATGGGCATCGTAAAGGTGAAAATGCAATCCCAGGATTTGATTTAGTTATATTAGATGTAGACGGCGATATCCAGATGGAGACAACTGAGCTATTACTAGAAGACTATGAATACTTAATTGCTACAACTAAGAGACACACTACAGAGAAGAATAGATTTAGAATTATTCTTCCATTGAGTCATTATCTTAAGCTATCACCTATAGATTACAGTCAGTTTATGAATAATGTATTTACATGGTTACCATTTGATGTCGATAGTCAAACTAAAGACGCTGCTAGAAAGTGGATGTCCCATGGTGGAGAATATCACTATAACAAGGGTAAGCTAATTGATGCTACTAAATTCATCCCTAAAACTAGGAAAGCAGAGAATTACGTTAAATCCGTAATCAAAGCAGGTTCTATCTCTAATCTGGAAAGATGGTTCTTAGCTAATACTAAAATGGGTAACCGCCAAAACATGATGTATCGTTTAGGGTGTGTATACATTGAGTTAGGAGCAAATATGAGTGAACTTGATAACCTAATGTTAGCATTTAACAATAAACTTGAGTTACCACTGCCAGAATCAGAGCTACGTTCACAAGTGAACGCCGCTCTTCAATCTAAATTACAACGTAAAGGAGAATAAATGAACGATAATCTAGTACTAGTATGCGGTAAATCCGCATCAGGCAAATCAGCGAGTTTGCAAAACATTAAGAAGCCTGAAGGAGTTCTGTATCTAAATTGTGAAAACAATAAGAAACTACCCTTCAAGTCAAAATTCATCCAATATACAATTACAGACCCTGACCATGTTCCTGCGCTTATCCGCACTATAGAAAATGAAGATACTATTACTATAGCGAATGTTGAATATGACACGTCTAAGATACATACAATTGTAGTAGACAGCTTAACTTATCTTATGGATATGTACGAAAGTACAAAAGTACTGACTTCAGCAGATACTATGAGAGCATGGGGTAACTATGCTCAATTTATGAAGCAAATGATGGCGCAAGACGTAGCTAAATCTACACGAAATATCATATTCTTAGCTCATACCTCAGATGTGTATAACGAGTCTGAAATGGTCAATGAGACGCTTGTAAAGGTTAAAGGGTCATTAATGAATCAAGGAATTGAAAGTTTCTTTTCTACTGTTATCAGTTGTAAGAAGATGCCTACATCTACTTTAAAAGTAGC